AGTCACAGGCGCACTTTTGCAAGGTAGCGTCCCAGCTAGTGAGCAAGTACTCACTAACATTATACCCGAGCGTGTGTACACTAGATCGGGTGACGAGTTTGAGGACTTCAAGCCGGTGGTGGAAGGGTATGACATACACAGGGTCGAGACCGAGATACTGAGCGAGCTCGATCCGAACACAGGTTATGACGAGTGGCTAAGGATTGGACAGGCACTTCACCATCAATTTGGCGCTGATGTCGAGGCATGTGAGGCATGGGATAGGTGGTCATCACAGTCCGCTAAATACTCACCGATCGGTGACTACTGCTGTGAGGTGAAGTGGCGCACATTCTCGGGCAGTGGGGTGACACTGCGCTCACTGATATTCAAGGTCAACCAAAAGAAGATCAAGGAAGCGCTTGATAACGGTGATATCATATTGAATCAAAATGTGATGACACATGCACGCACATTCCTAGATAACTACTACCGCATCGAGGAAGGCTTTAAGGTTGTCCACTATGCCGATGACTTTTATCTGTACTCCGGCACGCACTACGAGGTGATCGAGGAGTTGACCATCCGCTCAGACATGTATCACTTCTTAGACAAGTGTAAGAAGCTCGGTCGTAAGCAAGAGATACTACCATTCAACCCAAACCCAGCCGCAGTAAGCGCCGCGATCGATGCATTAAAATCAATCATTCACTTACCAAACCATGCCAACACTAAGCCACCTATTTGGTTAAGGGACTATGTGGCAACCAAGCCACCGGCATCGAAACTTATTAGTTTGAAGAACGGTTTATTCCATGTGGACGAGCAGGCGCTTATCTCTCATTCACTTGGATTTTTTACACAGAACTCACTCAACTTTGACTACGATCCAAACGCGACATGTCCAAGGTGGGAGCAGTTCATGACAGATATTTGGGATGACGACATCGAGGCGATCCACACCTTGCAAGAGATGTTCGGATACATATTGTCGGGCGACACTCAACAACAAAAATTCTTTAACATGATCGGCCCGCGCCGGTCTGGTAAAGGCACGATCAACAAGATATTGGTTTCATTGTTAGGGCAACATAATACAGTTGCGCCGGAATTAGGAGAATTGTGTGATACATTTGGTCTTCAACCTTGGCTTGGCAAATTACTTGCGTCTTTTACTGATGCGCGTGCGCCTGAACGTAATCGAAATGCTGTCGTATCTCAGTTGCTTCGTATCGTTGGTGGTGACACCATTACCGTCAACCGAAAGAACAAAGAAGCGTGGAACGGATACCTCCCCACGCGAATAGTCATATACTCCAACGAAGTACTGCAATTGACGGAAAACTCCAACGCTTTAACCGGTAGAATGGTAGTATTGAAGATGACCAAAACATTCTATGGCAATGAGGACACCGAGCTCGCAGTCAAACTAGAGTCCGAGTTGTCAGGCATCTTTAATTGGGCAATGGAAGGCCTGCGTCGTCGACTAGAACGAGGTGGCCATTTTATTCAACCTAAGTCGGGTGAGTCATACCTCGAACTTATGGCAGAGCTTGGCAATCCAATTGGATCGTTTGTCGAAGACACATTGGTATTTGATCCTACAGGCTCAGTCGCTAAAGACGATGTGTTTACATGCTTCTCACATTGGGCGATGAAGAAGAAACTTGCAGTCGGTACAGAGTTTTCATTCAAGCGCAGATTCTTAGCGGCAACCCAAGAACATCGTATTGAAGCCGGCCTTGATCGCTCGGATGGCAAACGTGTGCATACGTATATGGGTGTCAAGTTAAATGAAAAAGCGCAGATGTATATTAACAGTATCGTAACCTTTGATGAAGACGGAGCGTATTAAATGTGGGGATATAGAATTGTAAACGTTGACGGGGATGACGACGAGACATCACTTGAGATTCGCGAGGTGTACTTTGACCAAGAGGGCAACCCGTATGGACACTGCGGCGCCGAGGTGTTTGGTAACGACATCCAAGAACTTGACCGAGTAATTGAACGCATGCGAAGCGCCTTTGATAAACCCATCCTGACCAAGGATGACTTTATAGGAGACCCCAAGATATGATGCTACAGATCAGACGACGGTTTTATAAGGGCGTCATGGCGTCAACAAGACGCAACCATATGAAAAAGTACGAGGTGTTTTTTAGATACAATGCCTTTGAGATACGCCGAGAGTATGGTCGTAGACCCAACCCACCAATGTGGAGGTACAGAGTCCGTGAAACTGACACTGAAAACTAAGCTTAAAATTGCCGCAATTACCATTGTACTTTGGTTACCATTTATGATAGCATGGGTTTACTTATGCGATTTATACCACCACTTACGGAAGGATACATGATGTTTGATGGACAATCAGAAATAATCACATGCCTGTATGGTATGCAAATTAATCATACAAACGAATACGAAGACAAATTAAAAGCCGCTCTCAATTACTTGGGTGACAAATACATACTTGCTACCGCCGTGGAGAAAAAACATGGATGATATTGATTTAGAAGACTTGTTTGCCATGGTGTCTTTACATGGACATCTCAGCAATCCCAACATTAAAGATATCACTTACGAAGAACTTGCTGAGTACAGCTATGAATTAGCCAATGCAATGATGGAGGCACGCAAAGAAAATGGTAGATAAATTTGGAGATGTAGAGACATTTGCTAGAGCGTGGATGAAAAATCGCCCTTGGCGCCCGCCGTTTGAGAATGCCATTCACACGACTGAAATTGCACACTCATTGGTGTTGTATCGTGCGGGGCAGTATCAAGTTGAACTGTATATCAGTAAACCAAACACTCAAACGCCTATGCACAGTCACCCCGATGTAGAATCAATTACGATGTACTTGACCGGAAACATGTGTTTTTCTAAAGATGGGGTAAACTTCTCAGATAATTCAGCGTATCAAAAAGCAAAACCAAACGGTGCGCATGAATTACTTTGGACTCGCGCCGAAGAAAACAAGGGATCGCCCCACATGCTTAAAGTAGGCGATCAAGGAGGTGCTATTATAGTATTTGAAAAGTGGCTAAAACAAACACCAACATCCGTGTCCGTCAATTGGGTAGGTGATTTAATTGGAGAAGAGCATGCAAAACTCATGGAAAACAGTTGAGGAATTTAGGGATTGGTACACGGCTAAAGGGTACCCTATGCGCCCTCCATTTTTACACCCTGTTTACCACACAGACAATGCAATGTCATTGTGTTTATTTAGGGAGGGACGCTTTCAAGTTGAGTTATATTTAACCAAACCTTTTGCAAACTCGCCTCCACACACGCACCCCGGGGTTGAGTCAGCGTTTGTATATTTAACAGGTGATATCAAATTCGATATTGAATCTAAGGGCACGCAAATTGATAACAAGATGCATTATGCCAGAGCCGATGGCGCACACCGCATGTTTGGTGCGTCGTCAAGTTCACCCGATGGGTTAGCACATTGGCTAGACATAGGTAAAGACGGAGCGGCATTCCTAAGCTTTGAGTATTGGAAAGACCAAGACCCTACTTCAGTCACCATTAATTGGAAAGGAGATCCCGTTGGATCTATCCATAAAGAAATCCTCGATCAAAAAGCCTAAGTACTACTCGATAGACACGGGCTTTTTTCCACAGATCGTATACCTCTGTTTTAGCGACGAGGCGTTGCAACAAATTTTTGCAGAGAACATGTTGGCAGTCAACATCCATGCGTTTGAACGTGGTGAGGCAGAGACGCACACCATCCACACGCACGTTGGGGATTTAGTCATCATGGTATTTGATTTAGCAAATTATGAAGATGAAGAAGACGATGCCATGTGGGTTGGTGTTATCTCACACGAGGTGTCGCACGCAGTTGAAAAGCTGGGTCACTTCATTGGTGAAGATAACATTGCCGGCGAGACTCGCGCATATTTATCTCAATCATTTGTTGAACAGGTATATTCTGCCAGCCTAATTGAAAGGAAAGAGATTGCTAGAAAAAGAGATCGAAGCGTATCTAATAAAAAGGGTAAAGGAAAGGCAGGGGATGTGCTTGAAGTGGATATCAACGATCACGGGAGTACCGGATCGGATAGTGCTCCTCCAAAACTTCCTACAGTTCGTCGAGCTAAAAACGCAAAAGGGAGTGATCAGTCCGAGACAAAAGATAGTGTTTCAACAACTCGAACAGCTCGGGTTTCCAGTCGTAGTGATTCGGTCTAAGGAAGAAGTAGATGCCCTCATTAACGAGATCCAACCTACATGACTACCAAAAAGAGATCGTAGAAAAGGCCAAGGAGATACCAAACCTTGGCCTATTCCTACCCCCCGGCCTTGGTAAGACAGCAACCACCCTCACCATCATCGCCGAGCAGTTTAAAGGTAAAACACTAATCATCGCACCAAAGCGAGTGGCCGAGTCGGTATGGTCGGACGAGATACCAAAGTGGGCGCATACAAAAGACCTTACTATTGTTAAGGTCTTAGGCACACCGGCACAGAGAACTGCCGCGCTTAAGTCCGAGGCCAACATCTACATCATTAACTTGGAGAACGTGGCTTGGTTATTCAAAGACTTCATGGTGTCAAATATATTTGACAACTTAGTGATTGATGAGAGTTCACGCTTCAAAGACCCAAGTACAAAAAGATTCAAAGCACTCAAGAGTTATTTAAAGACGTTTAAACGCAAAATAATACTGACGGGTACACCTACCCCTCAAGGGTACGCTGATCTATGGTCGCAAGTTGGGATCTTAGATCTAGGACAACGTTTAGAGACAAGCTATACAAAGTTTAAAGCTAAGTACATGTGCCCCACCGAACGAAACTACCACACCAACGTAATTTATAAATGGGGTCTTATTGAAAACGCAGACAAACAGATCCAAGACAAGATCAAGGACATCTGCTTCTCACTTAAAGCCGAAGATTATTTGAAGTTGCCGGAAGTGACCAAGGTATATCATAGAGTTCAGATGCATGTACACATGCAAGAACAATACGACACCTTGCGTAAAGAATTGGTGCTTGAGACAGGCCGAGAAACTATTACAGCGGTTAGCGCCGCGGCTCTAACAAACAAGCTGTTACAGTTTACGTCCGGCTTTTTGTATAATGAGGGCAAAGAGGCAGTCCACCAGCACGATGCAAAACTAGATTATTTGGAAGACCTTTGGGATGAAGAGACACCAACCTTGGTATTTTACCATTATCAAAACACGTTGAAGAGTCTAAAGACAAGATTCAAAGATATCAGAGTGTTAGACGACAATCCTCAGACCTTGGTTGATTGGCGAGCTGGCAAGATCAAGATGTTAGTGGCACATCCTCAATCTGGAGGCATTGGCATTAACTTACAATGCAATGTGGCAGACACCGCGCAGATGGTATGGTTTGATTTACCGTGGAGCAGTGAGAACTACATTCAAGCCAACGCCCGTATCCACAGGCAAGGACAAGAGAAGCCGGTGATCATTCACCACCTTGTGATAGATGAAAGTATTGATGAGCACGTCGTGCAAGTACTAGAGGGAAAAATAAATGTTCAACAGGCCGTACTAAATGCGCTAGATTTTGCATTAGTATAGGACAATGACCAAAACAATCGTAGTCGAACATAAAATATTTTCTGCCAATCCTCACCTTAGTGATGAGGATCCAGATCCAATGGAGCGCGAAGACATAAAGGATGGATCCCTTAACAATGAAATAATAGAGGGATGGGCACCTTGGACGGCAGAAGACTTGCTTGATATCCGAAACATCATTGCTAGGATGGAACCTAAAGAACAGTTTATTTTTGACGCATATTTAGATGGCATGACGTACATAGACATATCTGTTACCGAAAAGTATTGGAGGTATCATTTTGCTAAGGGTCTTGAAATTATTAAGAAGGAACTAGATGTATGAGTGAATATTTTGAAAAGCATATTAAAACACAAGGTGCGGGACGACAGCCAGCAATTGGTTGGGTGCCAAAAGAACAGTCAGATGGATCGACAGCAAGCTATTATGAATTGCCTGAAGGATCAACTGAATTACAGGACTTAATCGGTGCTAAAAATATGAATGCACAGATTGGTGAAATCTTTAGAGCTTGTTATCGATATGGCGAAGTAGCACATAGCCCTGAGATACGAGATATCAAAAAGATTTTGTTTTACGCAAACGCGGAATTAGATAGACTTAACAAACTTAAAGGGCAATAGCATGGACGAAATTAACAACGAAAGAATCAACTTTTCATTTTCAGTAGACCAAATCAACTCAATCTTGGCGATCTTGGGACAGGCACCATTTGTTCAATCAGCTAATTTAATTGGCTTGATCCAAGCGCAAGGTGAAAGTCAATTTGAAAAAATCAAAGCTAAGATGGACGAATTAGCAAAAGAAGAAAAAGCAGATGAGTGATTTAGTTAAGTCACTGATTGCCGGCATCTCAACCAATGACACCATTGCGAAGATGCGTCAAGACAATGAAGAGAAGGCAGAGAAAAAGCGTCAAGAGTTAGCCGGCGCGATTACTCGCTTAGTTGTCAATGACGCGCTTCGAGAGATGCAAGCACGCAAGAAGATCTTTGAAGATACCAAGGGCGAAAGCCAAGAGTAATTTGCATTAGTATACATATGGCTACTATTAAAAAATACAAATTCTCTGAAGCTGACGCTAACATTATCCTAGCAATGGGACAACAAGGGGCGTCTCAAAAGGCAATGTACGCGGCAATCGGCATCAGTCGAGCTACTGCAGAACGTCTTAAAAAAGATGATCCCGTATTCGCTGAAACAATGGACTTGGCTACAGTGTACGGCCAAGCGTATTGGGAGAATCTCATGCTGGCTAACATCGAGAACAAGTCATTCAATAGTCGAGTGGCGGAGATTGCGCTGAGAGGCCAATATCCAATGGATTATAAAGACAGCCGCGAAACTAAGGTGGATGTCAAAGCAGAAGTGAAAATTGATTTCGACAAAGAGATCTCTGATTTAATCAAAGCTTTAAAAGTATAGCAGAACCAAAGGATGAAAAGGGTCGCTCCCTGCCAACGCTCCATCGTTGGCTAGTCCTCCCCTACTATGGAGAGTATCATGAAACCTTGCGCCACTTGCAATGAGGTTAAACCTCTATCTGAGTTTTATAAAAACCCCACAGGAAAAGACGGATATTTTATTCATTGCAAATTTTGCCATATGAAAAAGTCAAAAAAATGGGCAGAAGATAATGTTGAAAGATATAAAAACAATGAGTTGATACGAAGATACGGTATTACTTGGCAAAAATTTAATGATATGATTGAAGATCAATCCGGTCAATGTGCTATCTGTGCAACACATTTTGTGACATCTAAAAATACCCAAGTAGATCACTGCCACTTAAATAATAACGTAAGGGGCCTTTTGTGTAATCATTGTAATTTAGTGTTAGGGCACGCAAAAGATTCTGTACAAATACTTGAAAATGCTGTAGAATACCTTAAGCTCCACTCATTAAAGGATCAATAATGGCCGCACATGCTTTACTAAGCCCTAGCTCTTCCCACCGCTGGTTAGTTTGCACACCTGCGCCACGGTTAGAATCCACACTTCCAGAACCTAAACGGAACCCATCAGCATTTGATTTTTCTGGTGAGGGGACATTGTGTCATTCAATTTCCGAGGCAAAACTAAGATTTCAGCTTGGACAGATATCTGAAGAAGAGTACAATGCTGAAATAGAGATTTGCAAAGCAAACCCATTATACTCAGAAGAGATTGATGAGGCCGCAGATAGCTATGTTGTTTATGTAAGGTCGCAGATTGGATCTGAAGACCAAGCATTTATTGAACAGAAACTAGATTTAACTGAATATGTGGTAGAAGCCTTCGGTAGCGCCGACTGCGTTATTATTAGCCCTAATTCAATTAAGGTTATTGATCTTAAGGCGGGAAAAGGGGTTGCAGTAAATGCCAAGTCAAATTCACAATTAAAATTGTACGCATTAGGAGCCTACGAGAAATTTAAAGATGAATTCCCAAATATTAAAAATGTAACTTGGACTATTGTTCAACCAAGACTACAATCAATCTCATCTGAAGAGTCGACAATTGATAAGCTAATTGACTGGGGTAAAAACTTTGTTGCTAAAAAAGCTAAAATGGCTTGGATTGGGACAGGGCAATTTATTGCTGGAGAGCATTGCGGTTGGTGTAGAGCTAAATCTATTTGTAGAGAACGAGCAGAACACAATCTTGCGCTTGCTAAGATGGAGTTCAGAGACCCACCACTCCTGTCTGACGAAGAGATGTCAAATGTATTAGACAAGGCACAAGACCTCAAATCATGGGTTGGCGACGTGGAAGACTACGCACTTAACAAAGCAATAGACACAGGCGCCGTACCAAAGGGTTACAAATTGACAACCACAGTGACACATCGTAAGATATCAGACATCGCACTTGCCTCAGAGGTGTTGATCTCCAAGGGCATCTCAAAGAGCGAGATCTGGGAACAGCCAAAGATGAAGTCTATTGCGTCACTAGAGAAGCTGGCCGCCAAGGGGCAGATCATTACTTGGCTCGGTGACCTAGTTCAGCGCCCAGAGGGCTCACCCAAATTAGTCCGCGATAGAGCCGGCAATGTAAGTGATGACTTTAAATGAGATTTGAATTTTTAGATTTTTCGTTTGACATCCCAAACGAAATGATAGAAGATTACAGATCTGATTTTGAAGTATTTAAAGATTCTGACATGCGTGAAGATCTAAATACCATAAGAGAATCAATTTATGATATGATGATGTTGGTCGAGTTGGAACCTAAACTATTAGATAAATCAGACCACGTAATGAAATTTGCAGAAGCAATAGCAATGAAACAAGCACTAACTGATTTAAAGTTGTTGCACGATGCATAAATAAGTAGTATATTGTTTTAAGGGTTGACGATACGGCCCCTACTGAAGTCCGTATCTATCGTTAAAAAGGAAGTTAATTATGGCTACAACGTCAAACAAAGTTAAAGTAGTATCAGGTAAAGTTCGTTTATCATTTGCCCACTTGTTCCAACCACAAGCGGCAATGGAAGGCGGCACACCTAAGTATTCAGTGTCTATCATTATCCCTAAAAGCGATACAGCTACCATTGAAAAGTTTAACAAAGCTTTTGAGGAGGCTAAGACAACAAATGCAGCATTCTTTGGTGGTGCGGTACCTAAGGGTCTTAAAGGCGGTTTGCGTGATGGCGATGAAGAGAAAGACGACGCGGCATATGCTAACTCATACTTCATCAATGCCAACTCAGTTCAAAAGCCGGGTGTTGTCGATGCTGACATGAATGAGATCATTGATCCGAACGAAGTGTACTCTGGATGTTATGGTCGCGTTTCAGTAACATTTTATCCATATAATGCAAGCGGTTCTAAGGGCATCGCTTGTGGCTTAAACAATGTAATGAAAGTTGCAGACGGCGAACGCTTAGGCGGTGGCACATCAGCAGCTGCAGACTTCGCAAACTAATTAACCGGAACAAGGCCGCCTAATAAGCGGCCTTTTTGTCTCTAAAATATGCAAAAAGTACTCATTATGGGATTGCCCGGCGCCGGTAAGACAACACTAGCCAAGGCTTTAATAAATGAATTAATAGAGGCAGGCAAGACAGTTAAATGGTTTAACGCAGATCAAGTGCGTAAAGACAATGACGATTGGGATTTTTCAGATGCTGGTCGTATGCGTCAAGCTCACCGAATGAATCACTTAGCCAAAGAGTCAGATGTCGATTTTGTAGTATGTGATTTTGTATGTCCAACCCCTTTGTTAAGAGCAATTTACAATCCTCACTACAACATCTGGGTTGACACTATAATTAAAAGTCGGTTTGAAGACACTGACGATAAATTTGTACCCCCAACTAATTATCAATACAGGTTAATTGAACAGGATGCCGAATGGCATGCTAAACAAATTACCGAAAACTTATTAAACAAGGAAAATAACAATGGATCAATATAGAGAATATATTGCCGCTAGTCGATATGCCCGATACATCGATGAGAACAACCGCCGTGAGACTTGGGACGAAACCACCCAACGCTTTGTAGATTATATTTTTAGTCGCACTCCAGCTATTGAGAACAACACCGAACTAAAACAAAAGATGTTTAACGCCATCAAAAACCATGAGACGATGCCGTCCATGCGTGCCATGATGACAGCCGGCAAGAGCGCAGACCGTGACAACACATGCGTATACAATTGCTCATACTTGCCTGTGGATGATCCTAAGTCATTTGACGAGGCGATGTTTATCTTGCTTTGTGGTACCGGCGTAGGCTTCTCAGTTGAGGCTACGAACATTGGTAAGCTACCAGAGATCCCTGAGAAGCTTTACAAATCAGACAACACCATCGTTGTGCACGATTCCAAAGAAGGCTGGGCAAAGTCGCTACGTTTGCTATTAGCCAACCTATGGGCTGGTGAGATCCCAAAGTGGGATGTGTCTAAGGTACGAGCTGCGGGTACACGCCTTAAAACATTTGGCGGACGTGCATCCGGCCCAGAGCCTTTGGTAGACCTGTTTGAGTTTGTTGTTGCCACATTTAAACACGCACAGGGCCGTAGACTAAACTCACTTGAGTGTCACGACATCATGTGTAAAATTGGTGAGGTAGTAGTGGTAGGCGGCGTGCGCCGATCAGCCATGATCTCACTATCAGACCTAGACGATGAAAGGATCCGTCATGCCAAAGCAGGCCCTTGGTGGGAAACCGCTCCACACCGAGCACTCGCCAATAATAGTGCCGTTTACACAGAGACTCCTACAGTGGGTAAGTTTATGGAAGAGTGGCTTTCACTCTACAACTCACACTCTGGCGAACGAGGAATCTTTAACCGTGAAGCAGCTAAGAAGACAGTTGCTAAATTCGGGCACCGTGACCCTGACCATGAGTTCGGAACAAACCCTTGCTCAGAAATCATTTTACGCCCATACCAATTCTGCAACCTTAGCGAAGTTGTCGTTAGATATGAAGATACAGAAGAGACGCTTATTGAAAAGGTCAAACTTGCCGCGATCCTTGGTACAATCCAATCGACGTTCACCAAGTTTCCATACCTCCGGAAAGTTTGGCAGAAGAACACCGAAGAAGAGCGTCTACTTGGCGTATCGCTCACCGGAATCTATGATAATGTTATGCTCACAACACAAGGACCAAAACTAAATGAACTCCTCAACAAACTACGAGATGCAGCTAGAGAAACAAATCGAGAGTGGGCTGAAGCACTTGGAATCCCTCCAAGCGCAGCTATCACTTGCGTTAAGCCATCAGGAACCGTATCACAACTTACTGACTCCGCTTCAGGTATCCATCCTCGCCATAGCCCGTACTATATCCGAAGAGTTAGAGGAGACAAAAAAGATCCTCTCACCCAATTCCTCATTGACAGTGGAGTCCCAGCCGAAGACTGCGTCATCAAATCAGCCCAAACAACCGTCTTCAGTTTCCCTCAGCGAGCACCATCAGGTCTCACTAGAGCCGACGTCACCCCCATCAGTCACCTCGGACTCTGGCTTACTTACCAGCGTGAGTGGTGCGAACACAAACCCTCGGTCACCATCTCCGTCGAAGAAAAGGACTGGCCGAGCGTAGGTGCGTGGACTTGGGAAAACTTTGACGAGATCAGCGGCGTGTCATACTTACCGTATGATGGTGGCTCTTACCGTCAGGCACCATATGAAGAGTGCACTGAAGAAGAGTACGAGGCACTGAAAGCTAAAATGCCTGTAATCAATTGGGATAACTTTGCTGAGGTAACAGATAACGTAGAGGGTGCACAGATGCTTGCTTGCACAAGCGGCGCTTGCGAGATCTAAGTTCCATGATAAACAAAGAGACCTGGAATGAAAAACATATTAGGTTAGTGTTAGCATTCCCGCCCGGTAATAAAGAGCCAATTTGGTATCAAATAAGATACGATGGAAGGATAAAAGAGTATTCAAAAGCTGACTTTTATTCGATGCCAGGGATCTTAATATCTCAATATGAATCTGGGCGCAAAAGGTCAATAGAAAAAAGAAAGGAATCGAAAATTGGTAGCGAAGAATGACATCACTGGAGACCTAATTCAGTCCAAGACAAACAACAAGGCGTTTGAGGATAACTTTGACCGGATCTTCCGCAAGGTGAAAGAGGAAGCGCCTGAGTTGTGGACTGAGGAAGACGAAAAACGTCAGGACATCATTGGCCAAAACGGTCCGGTAGGCTACAGCCTTGAGGACATTTACGCAGAAGGAGATAAAGACTATGGATCTTGACAACCTAGATCCCGAGGCAATGTTAATGGAGCCTCGGGAATATTATGACAAATGTATTGCCGGCATGACATACGACGGATCCAAGGTAATCTATGACACGCACCTAGTCTTGCAGTCCTTAATGGAAGACCAAGGGATGACGGATGAAGAAGCACTTGACTGGTTTGAGTATAATATGTTAGGATCTTACTTGGGTGAAGGAACACCCATATTTATGGTAACAGAATAGTAGTACAGCGGGATTAGTTTAATGGCAAAACCTCAGTTTTCCAAACTGAATTCGCGGGTTCGATTCCCGCATCCCGCTCCATCAACAGGGATACGTCCCACAGCCTTAGGAGCATTACATGATTTATTCAATCGACTTTGAGACACGAAGTTTTATCGACCTTAAAGATCGTGGCCTAGATGTTTACGCCAACGATCCATCTACCGAAGTTATCTGCATTGCTTACGGCACGGAACCTGAAAACGTTCTTGTCAATGAGCCAAACAGTGACACACTTAAATACCTCTTAAAACATGTAGCAAACGGCGGACAGATCCAAGCGTGGAATGCCATGTTTGAGTACTCCATTTGGAATTGCGTCTGTGTACCTAAATATGGTTGGCCTCCACTTAAACTAGAACAATGCATCGACACGATGGGTATCGCTGCAGCCAATAATATTCCACAAAGTTTGGAAGACGCCGGCGCCGCAATGAATTCTAGCTACCAAAAAGACCCCATTGGCAAACTACTCATTCAAAAACTATGCAAACCGCACAAAGGTGCGTTCAACTATGATCCAGAGCTCTTAAAACAGCTATTTGAGTACTGTAAAACCGACGTAAAGACTGAGATGGCCATAGGACGCACGCTAAGGCCCCTAATACCGATCGAGCAGAAGATCTGGACCCTTACTAACAGGATCAATGTAATCGGCGTTCCTGTGTCGATTGTGGAGGTCGAAAATGCGGTGAGTGCCGTAAAAAATGCACAAAAGGCACTTGATGATGAATTATTGGCATTTACAGGATGCAAACCGTCTGAGAGACTGAGATTATTGAATTGGTTAAACGATCATGGCGCCAACTTAGAAAATTTAACAGCTGAGACGGTGACAGCAAAATTAGCATCACCCGGAGTTCACCCAAAAGTAAAACGCGCTTTAGAATTGCGTCAAGAAGGAAGCCAAACTAGCGTGGCTAAGTACGCTAAAATATTGG